CTGTTTACGGCAAAACGATTTTCCATTTTCTTGTCCTCCATCTTAAAGTCTTTGATCACGGCGTCCTGGCCGCTCTCGGCGACCTTCTGCCGTTCCTCTTCCGCCTTCGCGGCGGCTTCCACGCGGGCCGCCAGCTCAGCCTTGATGGCTTCCAGCTCGTTGGCCCGCTCCTCGAGCTCGTCCGTGGCAACGCCTTCCGTATCCATGCCGTTCAGTTCGGCCTGCCTGGCTTCCAGCTGTTCCACGTTCAGTTCGGTAAAATCACTCATCGTGTTTTACCTCCTTTTTAAGATTTTCCAGCCGCTCCAGGACCGCCCTCCGGCGCTCCTCCTCGGCCTGTGCGGCACGTTCCTCCGCCAGCTGCTGCCGTGCGCTCTCCAGCGAGGCCTTCGCGCTCTCCAGCGCGTCGCCTTCGGAAGCCGCCTGCAGGCTCGTGCCCTCATACGCCGGGAATGTGACCGCGGAAACCTCGAACACCCGCCCGATGGATGTGATCCGGCGGAGGGGCTGTTCGCTCTCCAGGTCTTCCCATGCGTCTCTATCAACGGTGAACATGAACGACATTCCGGAAATGTCGCCCCGTTTCACCGCAGAATAAAGCTCTTTTGCCCGCGGGTTGCCTTCGATGTCCAGGTCCACGCGGATGTCCATGCCGCGCTCGTTCACGGAGAGCTGCATGGTGCTGTTTTCGTTGTTGTTCCGGCTCCTCGCCAGCGGGATCATGCTCGTGTCATGCCCCACCAGGAAGCGCACGTCCTTCAGGTCCGTGCTGTCCAGGGCGCCCGGCTCGATCACCTCGCGGATCCAGCCCAGGTCCGTCACCTGGCTGAACACGATCGGCGTGCCCGTCAGCCGCCCGGCCCGCTCTTCGCTGCCGGTCTCCTCCGCCCGGATCTCGAACTCCAGGCTGCGTACCTCTTTATTCATCTTCTTCGCCTCCGTTGTCGTTTTCGTCCCCGTCCTGCACGTCCTTGTACTCGCCGCGGATCGGCGTGTACTTCCCGGCGCCGTCCGGCAGCGGCTCATAGTTGAACAGCTCGCGGATCTCGTCGATGGTCAGCACGCCCCGGTCTCCCAGCTGCTGCGCCATCGAGATCTTGCTGGCGATGTTCATGTACTGCAGCCGGTTGGCCGTGAACGTGATCGCGTTCCCGCCGTTGCGCTCCCGCTCCGAGAAGACCATCTTTGTCAGCGCGTCCGACAGTTTGATGGCGAACGGCTCGATGGATCCGTTAAAGAAAGCGTCGAGCTCATCGCCCGCCGCCTCGTTCCGGATTACCTTTCCGCTCACGCCGAAGTAGTTTTCCACCGACTCCTGGATCAGCTTCATCTGCTCGGCTTCCACCTTGTAGCCGTCCTGCTTCAGCTGCTGGATGTTCGTCATTTGGTTGCCGAACAGCAGCAGGCCCCCGCCGCCGGTCTGGAAGTTGTTTTTGTCGAACCGCTCCCGCTCTTTGCGGAGGTCCTCGTCAAACACCTTGCCGGTCATCTGTGCCATGAAGCGGTAGGTCGCGCCGTTCTTCACGCCCTCCATGATGCCCTGCTCCACCATGTGGACCAGCTGCATCGTCGCGTCCAGCGCCGTGTTCTTCTCGCCGAAGAAGTCGTCCTTCAGCTGGTGCTTCGTCACCACCGCGCACCTCGACAGCTCCATCGACCGCTTCTGCCCGTTCATGAACGTGTACTTCAGGTACGGGACGCCGCCATGGCTCACCACCTCGCAGGCGGAGGGCAGCACCGGGAAATACCCGCTCACCTCGCCCGCCTTGTCCAGCACCGGCACGATGAACAGGTTGTTCTGGATGTCGTAGATATTGCTGCACCGCTCCAGGAACTGCGGCCAGGTGTACCACGGGTTCGGCTCCGTCTTCGTCGCCGTCCACAGCTTCTGCCGGGCCGTGCCGGTCATCGTGTACTTCAGCTTCCCGACGTGCCTCGCCCTGGCGTCCACCGCGGCCGCACCAGTTCGGATTCGTAGATTTTCCCGCCCCAGCTGGTAAACGTCGGCGTGTATGCCGTGAACGTGTCGTAAAACGTTTCACCCGCCGGCGCGGACTTCGGCCGTCCAAAAAGCCTGTCAATCAGTCCCATTGTCTTCACCTCTCGTTACTCAGCTGGGAAACCATTTCCTCGTAGTAATTGTGCCTCATGCAGATCGCGTCGCTCAGCGCCGCCATGCCGTCGATATGGGCCCGGGGATTCATCTTGATCAGCCGCCGCCGGTTCGTGCCTTCCTCAAACTTCAGCGCCGCGTCCAGCATATGCACCTTCATCAGGTCGTTGTCATTGATACACCGCAGCCGGCCGTCCTTGATCATGCCCTCCATGTCGATCAGCACGCCCGTCAGGTTGCTGCCCTGGCTGACGCTCTCCATGCTGAAGCCGTCCGCCTCCATGTCCTGCACCAGGTACGCCGCGCTGTACCGGTCGTAGCCGACCTTCAGCGGCAGGATCTCGTACTGCTTCTCCAGCATCCGGAACCAGTTGTGGACGTCGTGATAGTCCACCGTGTTCTCCCCGGAGATCGTCAGCAGCCCCCGCTGGGCGTAGATGCGATACGGAAGCCCGTCCCGCTGCGTCGCCTCTTCCACCTTGTTCGCCGGCATAAAGAACATCACGTCGAACCAGGTAATGCCGTCTTTCTCTACACAAATCGTTGCTGCGGTCAAATCGACGGCAAGGCTGAGATCGATGCCACCCAATCCGTAGCTGTGCCTCAGATCCTCCAGCGTCTTCGTATCCCCGAAGCACTTCTTCACATCCTGCGCCGTCAGCCAGGCCTGGCTGCTGTTCTGCTTGATGTTGCAGTATTTCGTCAGGAACTCGGTCTTCTTACTTAGGCTCTCATGCGCTGTGTCTATTTCCTTCAGGATGAACTTGGCGGATACACTTTCGTTTAATCCTGGTAGACTCTTACGCAGCTCATTGATGTCGTCCCATTTCTCGACATCGTCTATCATGTATAGGATCGGCAGAAAATGTTCTTCTCTGCTGTTCCCCATAAGAAAAGCTGTCCCTCTTCGGAACAGCTCATCGTATAGGCCGTCGTTTTCATACCCGGCGGAGCTGATAGCGAGTCCAAGCGGTTCACGCCTCGCGCCAGTACCTGAAACCATGACCTCCCATTGTTTGAGGCCCCTGTCTCCGCTCCAGCTGCTGACCTCATCGGCTACCCAGCTCATAGGTCCGTAGCCGTCACTTTTGCGGTCAGCAAACGGCAGCTTCTGGATTGTCGTGTTTGTCTCTTTGATGTACAGGCCCCGGCTCTTTGTGCTCTTCGTCCGCTTCATCAGCGTCGGTTCATGGTTCACATTGAACTCAAGGGCGCTGAAGGCAAGATCTGCTTGTGCCAGCTTAGGAGCCAGGAAATATATTTCAGATCCGTATTCCCCGGCTGCGTAGCTCAGATATGTTTCGATACCGGCTGCAAGCAGCGTCTTGCCTTGCTTCCGTCCGATCACAAACATACACTGATCGAACTGGCGAGCACCGTCAGCATCGACAATCCCGAACATAACCGACACGGCTGCACGCTGCCAAAGGCTCAGCTTGATTCTTCCTGGTGCAAGCTCGCCTTTGTAGTGATGGCAGTATTTTTCTATGAACCGGATCGCGTTGTTTGCTTTACCCTGGTCAAAAAACCATCTCTTTGTTTCGATGCCTTCAACGATGATCTCGTACAGCATCCTGATCCATTTTCCGACGGTCTCGCTTCCGTCCTGGATCTTCTGATGGTATGCCAGTATAGCGCTTCCCTCGTTCATGATCTGAACTCGTCAAGATCATCAGACTGGGCTGCCGGCGCTCCGAGTTTTTCGATAATGTCCAGCATCACGCCCAGCGTCTTGTTCGCCGTGTCATTGTACTTCGGCAGCTGGCAGGCCATCGGGTGTGCCTCGATCTTTTTCTGCCCCGTCGAGCCGATCACTTCAAAAACCAGCCCGCGCTCATCCAGATCCGTTTGGATCTTTTTGATCATTTCCATCTGCCCGGTGTACCGGTCGGCCGCGGAGACAAACAAAACGTTATCTTTTACGCCGTACTGCTCCGCCATCTTCATGATCTCGTTAAAACTCAGCTTTTTCTTTGCCATCTCCGCACCTCCTTCCGGAAAAAATGAAAACTTTTAGCTTCGGAGCTTTATTCCGAAG